TTGTCTGCCTTCTTTAACGCAATATCCGGGCATACCCGTCTTATTTCCTCTGCCAATCCTCTTGCCGATGGATCGTAGAAAACAAAGTTTATCTTTCGACCGATTTTCTTCTCCACACGGTCTTTAAACGCCGCGAAATCAGCCGCATACTGTGACGGGCTTTTTTGTTTCTGTGTATCTCTTCCGGAGTAATAGTATTCATCAATACCCTGTATGCATTTCTCCGCAACATTCAATCCAAACGCTTGAAACGTTGTCGCGTTCAACTGTCCATAGTCAAGCCCAACTCCAACGATGGACAAATGGCTCCAGTCCTCCGGTTCCCGCACATGTTTCTTCTCGTTGAACATGTAATAGATAACATCAGGAATACCAACGCATTCGCCCAGCCATAGCCAACGGTACATCATCTCATCTGAGCGCATCATTTCTTCTGCGGAATCAATCAACTTCTGCCCCAGCCACGAAACCGGAACATCTCTGTAATCTGTATGGACTCGGATGCAGTCACTTCTGGCACACATCTTCTCCGTCCACTGCATCACTGGATCCCGCGGGTTCTTTGGAGGGTTAAAGTAATACTCCATACAGAATTCCGCATCATTTCCTCGGACAAACGTTGCTTCAATGTTTACAAGTTCATCCTCTCCCTCACCCTTCTCAAAAAACTCGTTCACCTCATCAAGAATTACAAGCTTGATAGGACGTTCTTCATCGATCATACCTTTCGTATCATCAATGCTGTCTGATCCTGTGAAATAGATAGTGTTCCCGTTCAGCTTATATGTGACTTGCATCGGGGACCTTGTGATTTTGAAATCCCTCTTATCAATTCCAAGACGGCTGATTGCCCGCAATACTTCTTTATAGACCGTTTTCCCAAGTTTATTGTGGAATTTACGGAGTATAACAACCGCACACTTATCATCCGATACTATCTTCCATACCGCCCTGATAGCACCGCGTGAGGACTTTGTTCCAGCACGCCCGGACGTAAATATCTTGTGCATGTATGAGACGTTATTGAATGTCGAATAATATGCCGGAATAATCTGTTCACTCAATCTGACCTGTTTCATCAAAAGCCTCTAAATCGTTAATGATTACAACATGACGGTCAACCTTCTTGTCCATGTTCCGGCGTTCCTTTTCCATTTCAAGCCGCTCTCGTTCCAGCTGTAGCCGCTCTTTCTCCAGCTTCGCCTTCTGCTTCTCATGCTCGGTCATGGTGTATCCGCCTGTAACATCCGCAATAAACCTCATTGCGCTGACGTCTCCACTCATAGCCTTACGCATTGCGCTCACGGCAATGACAGTGAAATTCGTCATGTCATCAATGGTTATTCCGGCGTCTTCCATGGCTTCCTTGGCATCTGCTGTCGGCTCCATGCTCAATAACTGTTCAAACGTCTTTTTCAGGCTTCTTTTGCGCCGCCTCGCAACTCCACTTGCAACTCCGCCTTTTCTCCCGTTTTTCTGTGCTTCCTCTGTGCTTCTGCACCCTTTTTCAAACGGGATTAAGTTTTGTTCATTCATCAATAGAAAAGCGCCCATATTTCAGGGCGCTGTCTCACTTCTTCTTTGTGGTCTTCTTGGCGGGGCTCTTCTTTGCGGAGTTCTTTTTCTTTGCAAGATCCGCGGGCATCGAGAATGCATCTCTCATTGGATCCTTGCCGGTCTTGTTGTAATACTTCTGCCCCATCTTATCCCACTTATTCAATTTTACTGCCATAGCATCCTCCTTTATTTTGCTGATACGGTAGTATTTACTGTCACTGCGCTTCTATCAAGGATTACATAGTAACCTGTGCTTGTTCCGCAATTAATGACATTATAGCCTTTTCTCATCGCATAAATTGACAGCGCCTCATCCATATTGCCAACGCCTCTTAATGCATTGCCCAACGCGCTTCCCGACATGAGCTCACGCCTCATCTGACGGTCAATTGTATTGTAATTCACGATCTTCGCATTGTTATTAATATAAGCATTCAAAACCGCGGTTTTCTTCACGTTTCCGGTTGTTGAACCATATGATGTGCTTGCTCTGCGGGAATCCGCAAAATAATAGCCCTGTCCATACACGCCGTCTCCGGGACGTGAAAGGCTTCCATCAATAAACTGCTGTGCAATCTGATCTGCATTCATGCCGACATCGGTACGTGCATCATAAGTCTGATTGACCGTTCTCCAAAGTTTAACTTTGCCCTGTGAGTTCTTGGCAAATGTCTTTGCATCTTCCTGAATCGGCTTTCCGTTAATGTTATTCGCATAAACAAACTGCTGGAAGGAATCATTCCGTTTCATGAAATTAGGCATATCAACACTTGAAAGGTTATTTACCATTGCCGCAAACTGAGCGTCCGTCATGCTTGAGAAGTCCGGTGACTGCGCTGCTGGTGCTGTCGGCTGCTGCGGTGTAGGTGTCGGCTGCTGCGCCGGTGCTGGCTGTGGTGCCTGAGCTTGAACTGTTGCTGACGCCACTGACGCTGGGATCGCATTAGGATTTACCGGAGGTACTGAGACGGTTCCTTGCGCGGCTCTTGTGAGTTTCCCGCCTCTTGACTTCTTAACTCCACTTTTTGCCATATGATCTTCACCTAATAAAAAAACGGGTTATTTCTTCCCGCTCTTTTTGGATGTTTTCGGTTTCTTTGCCGCTTTCTGTGCTTGGCCACCCTTCTTGTGGACAACCATTCCCTCCGCTGTCTGTGTAAACCGGTCGTAATCCTTTAACTTTGTTGCCATCCTCAATACCTCTCAATCTCAATTTCAATCTGATCGTAAATCTTATTGCTATTCCTCGGTGTTGCTTTATTGCCTGTGAACCTTGCTCCTGTAACTCTCCAATTCTGACCAATGCCCAGAATTGTTTCTGCCTGTGATTTTGCCCCGAAAACCATTTGCGTTTGGCTATCCGCTTTAATACGTAACACAACCTCGCGTCCACCCGCAACCGGTCCGTTAAGAAACGGGTTTTTATTTACATCATAAGATGCGCTCATCAACGATTTATTTGTAAACGTTGCTCCCACCAGCTTTGCCTGTAACTGTGCATCGGTTTTAATATTGCTCCAATCTGATAATCCAAGTGCCGCCGCTGTATCTGCATGTGCGCCTCTAATGAGGATCGTATCCTGTCCAATAGGGTGCATCGCTCCTTGGATATGCTGAAGCATGTACTGTTCATTTGCCGTCAATGGTTTGTTGTTCTCCACTTTCCAGTTTAAGTTCTGAGACATTGAATATCCATTTCCCGTATCCTTTTTTGAAACATACTGCTTCAACGCGAGTACAGTATCGATATCATACTTATCATCCACATCATCCCTTAACTGCTGAGCCTGTTGGTCACTCATAATACTATAATTCCGGGGCATGTTCATAGCGGCTGTCGGTGTCGGACCAACTGTAGGTGCCGGAGCAGCCGCCGGTTGTGGTGTCGCCTGTGAGGCGACATTGCTTGCCGTCCTTCCGCCGCGATTCTTTTTGATTCCGCTTGCCATTTGCTCACCTCATTTCCGCCATTTTTCAGCAAAACTTGTTATTTCCATGATCGGAACGCCGTATTCCTTCATATCCTCTGTGGATTTTCCATACACCAATATCAGTGACGGCTGTAATTCCGAAACCATTCTGTCCCAAAACCGATTTACAACCTCTTCAATGGATTTATCGTTTTCTGCATTCCACATTCCTGAAATGCATACAACACCTCCCGCGGGTTCCCCTTCAAGAAAGAATTCAAGACTTCTTGGGTCTGAACTCGCCCTGATTGTTGGAATAACCGTGATTCCATGCTCTTGCCAATATTGGGCAATCCAATGCTTCCGGTAATGGTTGTATATCTGTGTTGCCAGCGGCATATCGCCATACGGGCTGAAATCCGGGCTCAATACGCACTTGTATTGGCTCAACTTCTCAATGTATTGGTCCGGGCGGTTCCATACCCGCTCAAACTGATAATCATCAATGAAGAAATGTACTGCTTTCTTCTCCGGGGCTTGATCGGACAACACGTAATTGAAACCAATCCATTCCTCAATGTCCTCCGGCAATTCGTTTACCGGCTGTATCTGTGGAATGTCATATTTACCTGTTCCTTCAAACTGTGCATACCCAAGATTCAGGATATTCATGACGCTTTCCTGAGTTTTTTTCTTGTAATCATGATCGGCCATGAACTTGAAATCCAGCTTGTAGGTATCAAACTTGAACTTCGGCAGCTTCTTCAATTCCAGCTTCAACTTCTTCATGTCGAAACCGGAATTCATTGTGATCTTGTTATGAACAATGATGTATTCCCGCTTTTCTTCGTCTGTGAGGCCCTTTAACCGAATCACCGGGACTTTATCCATCCCCAGTTCTTTACACGCCTCATAACGCCCATGTCCCTCGATAATCAGGCCGTTCTCATCAATGGCAATCGGATCGTTGAACCCATAATCATTTATGGACTCCGCAATCTGCGCTATCTGTTCCTTTGGATGCCGTTTTACGTTTCCTTCATAAGGTGTGAGCTGGTCAAGACTGAGATATTCAATCTTCAACTGTCTTGCTTTCATGAGTATCTTCTCCGCCGGTATTCCTTCGCCCACTTCCGATATGTCTGGCATTGAACCTCGCATTTATCTCTTTGTAGGCATTTCCCACAAGGACTCTTGTCCTGATCGGATAGTCTCTTCAGGTCTTCCCGCGATTTAATAACTTTCACATCATCATCCATATTGCTTACCAAAAAGTAAGAGCCCCAAGTGAAAGGAGAAGCTGGTATGCGTGCATCAAAATAGTAAGGAGGATCGAGTGAGAAAACAT